GCTATAGGGCGTAGACTCAAAGGATTGAATATTCGAGAACCAATTCAGTTACACAATAAACGGGAAGTCATCGTGAGTAATTTCAACACCGAAAGTACCAATAGGAACGCGAACCTCAACAGGAACGCGAACCTGAATAGGAACGCGAACCTCAACAGGAACGGGAACCTGAATAGGAACGCGAACCTGAATAGGAACGGGAACCTCAACAGGAACGCGAACCTGAATAAGAACGGGAATCTCAACAGGAACGCGAACCTCAATAGGAACGGGAACCTCAACAGAAACGGGAACCTCAACAGAAACGGGAACCTCAACAGAAACGGGAACCTCAACAGAAACGGGAACCTCAACAGAAACGGGAACCTCAATAGGAACAATAGGAACAATAGGAACAATAGGAACAATAGGAACGGGAACCTCAACAATAACGACATACAAAAGTCTTTAGCTAGGAAAAGACATGAAGAACGAATGAAACGTTTTCAATTCAACGGGAATAGGTACACAAACACAAACACAACTCGATTCAGTACCTATAACATCCAAACATCTAATACTAATAGAAAGGAACTCAGACTGGCACAGCAAAGGGTACAAGAGTCGTTAGCTAGGGCGAGGACTGATGGTACCGTCGAGTCGAAAAGGATGGCTGAAAACGCAAAGAAGAACTTGATCAGGATGCAAAATGAAATGAAAGGTCAGGTCATAAAGGAACTCGCGAAAGCGAAAAAGGAAGCTGCTAACGCGGTGGCGAAGGCTAGGCTCGAAGGAACCGAAGAGGCCCAAAAGGCGGCCAACAAAGCGGAGATGAGGATGAAAATATTACAGGAAAATATTACAAAAAGAAATAATGATAGTAAAGCCAGATTGAATCAGGCTAAAAAAGAAGCAGCCAACGCCATAGCTCAGGCGAAGGCGAACGGATCCGCTGAAACGAAGAGGGTGGCCGATGAGGCAAAAGCGAGAGTGAATGCACTAAAAGCTGACGTGAACGCCAAGAATGCTCAGATGAGATCGAACCTCGAAACGGCTAGGAAAGAGGCGGCCGCTGCGACGGCACAGGCCAAGATTGATGGGTCGGCGGAATCCGCGAGGGTCGCAGCAGAGGCACAGAAACGACTCAATACATTAAAAGCAGACGTGAACGTCAAAAATGCTCAGATGCGTGAGAACCTCAAAAGTGCCAGACAGGAGGCTGCCAACGCCGTGGCGGCGGCGCGAGCCAACGGAACCGCGGAATCCGCGAGGGTCGCCGAAGAGGCTAAACAGCGGGTGAACGCACTGAAAGCCGACGTGAATAGCAAAAACGCCTTGATGAGTTCTAGACTTAACATGGCTAGACAGGAGGCTGCCAATGCCGTGGCGGCGGCGAGGGCTGATGGCTCTGCCGAAACCGCGAGGGTCGCTGAAGAGGCGAAATCGAGAGTGAACTCCTTGAAAGCCAACGTGAATGCCAAAGACTTTGCGCTACGAACAAACCTCGCGGCGGCGAGAAAAGAAGCGATCAACGCCGTGGCGGCGGCGAGGGCTGATGGCTCTGCTGAAACCGCGAGGGTCGCTGAAGAGGCGAAGAAGAGGATAAACAATTTACAGGCTAACGTGAATCAGAAAGATGCCAAGATGAGGGAGGATCTCAGCGCGGCTGAGAAGAAGGCTGAAAAATTAGTGGAGCAAGCGAAAAAGGAGGGGTCTGATGAGGCAAAGAGGGTCGCAGAACAGGCAGAGAAACAGGTGATGGCGTTGAGGGGTGATGTCATAGCCATGAACGCTGTGACGAAAGCGGGGCTCATAGAGGCTAGAGAAGAGGCGAAACAACTCGTCGCCAAGGCGAGGGCCGACGGGTCTGCAGAATCTAAACGCGTTGCAGAAGAGGCGACGAGGCAGGTGCTAGAATTGAAGAAAGATGTGGACGACAAAGACGCTGCGATGAGAGAAGACCTTAAAAAAGCCGAGAAAAAGGCTGCAGATCTGGTCGCTAAGGCGAGGGCAGATGGCTCCGCGGAATCTGCGCGAGTGGCTGCCATGGCTGAAAAACAGGTGAGGGAACTCCGAACCGTGGTTAATGATAATGATGTCAGGATACGAAAAAATCTCAATCGGGCAAAGAAAAATGCAGCCAATGCAGTAGCCAGGGCGCGAGCCAACGCGAAATCAAACCTTGCGCGAGCCGGTAGAGCGTCTCAACAGTCGTATCTGAGTAGTTTACTCAACAGTTCCACTGTTTTGTCTAACGCTGATAAAGTGCGATTTCTCAAGCGTTTCGAGAAGGATGCAAATTACAGTGTTATACTTAGAAATGTTAAATCCCTCATTGCATCGAAAGAACAATTACAGAAAAGTGCTAATAACCTCCGTAGAGGAGGTGGAGGAGGAAGGAGGTCCCCAGGAAAACGAGCCGCGATTAAACGTAAAAAACGTCAGGAGTATTTGACGAGTCTGATAGGTAGTACTACCGCTTTAACAAATGCTAATAAAAATAGTATATTCAGGAGATTCGACGGTGGTGAAGACATTAAATCCATCGTCGCAAACCTGAAAAGTCTGATTGTTAAAAGGAAAAGTGAGAGAAACGCCAAAGAAGCGAACGCAAACAGGAAACGTCAGGAAGCCATGAGAATCCAGAAGGCGCAACAGGAGTTAATGATGCGAAAAAGGGCGAATAACGAGAGAAAGATGCAGAATAAATCTAAATTATCCAACGTCATAAACAGATCCGGTGTAGTTTCACCCGGGGAAAAGAAAGCCTTCCTCATTCGTATTAATAAAGGACAAAAACTCAACAATGTTTCTAGAAATGTGAATGCTTTAATAAAGAGTAAAGTCAGTGCGACGCGTGAGAAAAAATTGAGAGCCGCCATGAATAGCTTGAATGAAGCGACAAAAGAAACCTATTTAGGGCGATTCAAGTCCGGTGAGGATTTTGAATTCCTTCTTAAAAATATTCAGTTAACTATTAACAAGAGAAAGAGAAAGCAGGAGGAAAATAAAACCGAGCGGGAGAAGCAGAAGGCCGATGAAGAAAAAAAGAGATTAAACGCGGAGAAGAAACAACGGGAGAACGCAGAGGCTGAAGCCGAGAAGAAACGGCGGGAAGAAAACGCAAAGAGGCAAGCTGAAGCGAAGGCTATTGAGAATAAGAAACAGGCAAATCTTAAAGTTTTAAAAGGACAACGTTCCAAATTATCTCGATTGCTAGAAAGTTCCGCTAACACACTGACCAACGGTGAAAAGCAGGGGTTTCTTCAGAGGTTAAACCAGAGGGAAAGCTTTGACACCGTGTTTAAGAACGCCAAAGTTAAAATAGCTTCAAAAGTGAAGAACAGAAGGATACAGAGGTTAAGCAACGTGATGAACCGAACAAATAATTTAAGTGGCGCTGAAAAGGCAAAGTTCTTAGAGCGTTTGGAAAAGGGTGGTGAGTTTAGTGCTATCTTAAGAAATGCAGAGTTTGCCATCAGTAAGAAGAAAAGAAATAAAGAATCCGCTCGGATTGCAAAACAGAGAGAGAAGGTCGAAGCCGACAGGAAGCGAAAGGAGGCTGAGAATGCTGAGAGGAAAAGGCAGGCCAAGGCTGAGGCTGAAGCCAAGAAGAGAGCCGAAGAAAATGCGAGGAGAAAGAAAAAGGCTGAGGCGGCGGCACAAAAAGCCGCGTTGGATGAGAAAAGAGCGAGGGAGGCTGCCGAAGCTTTTAAACGAGCCGCTGAAGAACGCAAGGAGAGGGAGAGAGCCATAGAGGAAGCCAAGAAGGCTGCGGAGGAGGAAAGGAAAAGAAAGGAGGCTGAGGCGGCGGAGAAAAAGGCTGCACAGGATGAGAAAAGAGCGAGGGAGGCTGCGGAAGCTTTTAAACGAGCCGCTGAAGAACGCAAGGAGAGGGAGAGAGCCATAGAGGAAGCCAAGAAGGCTGCGGAGGAGGAAAGGAAAAGAAAGGAGGCTGAGGCGGCGGAGAAAAAAGCGGCGGCCAATGAAAAACGAAGGGCTGAAAAAGCTGAGGCGAATAAAAAGGCCAAAGAGGAGCGTGAAGCGAAGGAGAAAGCAGCCGCGGAGGCCAGGGGGGCTGCGGAGACGGAGAGGAAAAGGAAAGAGGCTGAGGCCGCGGCGAAAAAGGCGGAAGCGAGTGAACGAGCTAAAAAGGAATCCGCCGAAAAGGCTGCCCTAATCACCGAACAGCGTAAGAAACGAGAAGAATCTATAGAGGCGTCTAGAAAGGCTGCCGAGGAGAGAAAAATGTTGCGCGAAACCAAGAGGGCCGAAGAGAAGGCTGCCAGAAAGGCTGAGGCGAACAAGCAAGCCGCCGTGAAAGCAGAAGAGAAGAAGAAGAAAAATAACGCGAGAAAAGCTTCGGAAGCAGAGAACGCGAAGAAAAAGTCTGAGAAATTAAAACAGAAAAAGATTCAGACGTTACAAAAACTTTTAGAAAACCCCAAGATAAACAAGAGAGAGTTTGAATCAAAAATAAAAAATAATACACAAAACTTGAACGCTTTAAAACAAAACATGTTGATGACCATCAAACGTGAATCGTTTGTCGACAAGATGACTAAAAAACGTCAGCGTTCCGATAACAATGAAAACGCTGCACAGGAAGCATCGAGACTGTTCAACGCATCTGGGAATGTGAAGAAGTTAAACCGAGGAAAGAATAGTAAAAACATAGATCCAGAAGTATTAAAAAAGATACGAAACGTCGTCCCATTCGGCCTAGGGGGTAAGATGCGTGAAAAGTTTATCAAAAGAGCGCGTGGGTCTCAGAACACTCGTGATATAATGAAGGAGTTGGAAGAGCGCGAAAGTCTGTTGGGAAAAGCTACAAATAAAAAAGCGAAAAAAATGGTGATTGATTCGAACGTATCCATGAATACACTTCGCAAACTCATCACACCTCAGCCAAATGTACAAGCAAATACGGGTGTCGGTAAGTTTAAACGTGCGGCGAGTAATGTCGTGAAGGCTAGGCAGGTGGCGAGTGAAAAGAAGACGATGGAACAACTTCGAAAAGTGACTCAACAATTGAAGAAAAATGAGAACACGAAGAAAAAACTCGCCACCGCCACAGCACCCCAGAGGGTGGCCATAGCACGTAGAGCCGCGGCTGATAAAACGAGAGGGGGTGAGAGTAAGGGTAACACGGTGAGTAATTTATTCAGGACTGGCCTTCCTCCGGTTGAGAAACCTAAACCAACGAAACGACAATTGAACAACGCAAAGGCCAGTGCCGCGGAAAGCGATAATATCGTAAAAAAGAATATGAAGATACAGGCTCTCATCGCGAAATATAACAGGTCCACAAAATCCTCAAAAATCCACCGGGAAATTAACGGCGAGTTGAAGAGTTTGGGACACAAGGGGCTACCCCCGAAAGCGTCAAATGTCGGTGGTCAAACTGGGCGCGAACTCAGGAAATTAGAAAAGGGGGGTTTGGCTCACAGGAAAAAATCTAAACGATAGTATATCAAAATGCCGACCGCGACTAAACTCTTAAACTCCAAGCGACGCGTGATTTTCCAATCCGACCGTGGTTCTTTCTTCGTCAAGGAGGGTGACAAGAAGATCTACGGTGTCAAAGCTGTCTTCAAGAAGACACCCAAGGGTGCCGTGAAGAAGATGACCAATGATAACATCAACACGGTTCCCCTCGCCATACGCCCGATGAAGCGCGGCGCTCCCCGGGGTCCGCGCGAGGGTCACATCCTCAGGAAGATGAACACCGAGTCCAGGAAGAGGACGTTCAAGATTGTTTCCCCGGGTGGAACCACGTACAAGACCAAGCGCCAGGCCAACATCGCCGCCTTTCTTCGCCGCCTCACCCAGAATAGCCCCTTGACGACCCCCAGAAAGTGAGGAGGTGTGAAGATCCATCTTCGTAAAGACGGATACCTTTCGAAGCAGGGGTATGTAGGCGTGAGGAATAAGAGTACCGAGTTGCGCCACGCGGCACTCGCCAAGGTGGTCGCCGCGGGTGAGCCACCCCTGGGTCTCTTCAGGAGACTCAACGTGCTCATGATTTTTTTTAGGAACCGTGATCCCAATTTATCACAAATATTCAAGACGAATAGAGATTGGGTGAAGAAAACATACCTAAGTAAATAAAATGTGTGAAATAATTCATGTAAAGATGAATATATTTTTCCTCGCTATGACTCCATGTGAAATTGCCGGCATGTACTGTGACCAACATGTCGTCAAGATCATTCTAGAGATTTGTCAGATGCTCTACACTGCGTGGTATTTTTCTGATGAGCATGACATCGTGACAGAGAGAGCACCCTTTAATAAGAGTGGAAAGGCGCGAGGCTACAGGCCTGCTCATAAAGGTCATCCCATGACCATGTGGGTGGCTTCTTCCGTTAAGAACTACATCTTCGCCGCCGATCTCGCGCTCGCCCTCGCCAAAGAATACACCGGGCGTTACCGAAAGACGCATTCGTGTCAGGCTCACGCGGAATGGCTGCGGGCGAACATACCCAGTAGGTTCGAACTAAGGAAAAGTCCAAAGGCTTATTATGCTATGGAGGTACCTCCTGGCCTGACACCGATACCCGAGTGCATGCCCGATGACTACAGGGGACCCAACATAGTCGAGGCGTACCAGATGTATTACATGATGGACAAAATGCATTTTGCAAGATTCACACCAAAGACATATTTCGATACGAGATCAAAAGATGCACTCATCGCTGATATAGACAATGACACAGTGCCACGTCAATTTAAAGATAGTATTGTATAGATGAACATGTGTAGCGTATGTTTCGAAAGTTTTAATAAAAAAAATCATCTTAAAGTCAGCTGCCCATTTTGTGAGTTAGAAGCGTGTAAGACGTGTGTACAAACATATTTATTATCGAGTACACAGGAACCTCATTGCATGGGGTGTAAGCATGAGTTAAATCGTGAGTTTATAGACTCTTTCTGTACAAAAATATTCCGCAATAAGCACTTTAAGCTTCACAGAGAGAATGTACTTTTTGAACGTGAAAAAGCGAGAATGCCAGAGACTCAAATATACGTGTCACGCGAACTACGAATACGAAGCCTGCGAACATCTTCCGCGTACCTCGTGTATCTAGTCAATCGTATAAGAATCGGAAATACTTTTACAGAACCAACCATGGGGTGTATCATAGATGTACTCAAAATGCATATCAACAACATCATAGAAACCATACAAGCCACCCGACTCGGTGATGTAGAAACACCGGCGAGTGTCGCTTTCATGCAATCATGTCCATCGCCCGATTGCAGGGGATTTTTAATGGATGACTGGACATGTGGTGTTTGCATGGAATCATTCTGTGAAAAATGTCATGAAGTTAACGACGAAGGTCATGTTTGCGACCAGGACACTGTGAAAACTATAAAACTCCTGAAGCGTGACACGAAACCTTGTCCAAAATGCAACACTCCCATCTACAGGATAGAAGGATGTGCACAGATGTGGTGTACCCAATGTCACACGGCGTTCGATTGGCGCACGGGGCACATAGAGACTGGAAGAATCCACAATCCACATTATTTTGAGTTCAAGAAACGTACTCGCGAACACGGTGATATCCCATGTGGGGGTGTACCCACGTATCGCGAACTCAAAGAGGCTGGGTCGTCTAAAGAGATGCTCGACGTTTCTATAGAACTGTATCGCATAGAGAGAGAACTCATGTACAGATTTGGATATTTGTATGATGACAATTTGTATCTACGCATGAAATACATGTTGAATGAAATTACAGAGGAGGACTTTAAACGGGAACTACAGAGGCGAGATAAATACAACGCAAAGGTTGGAGACATTCGTGACATTTATAGGATGTTCTTGGATACGGTGGGTGATATCCTCAGACAGTACATGCTCAACATGTCGAATGAACACGTATACATGGGAGAGATTGGGGGGCTCATACAATATACGAATATAGTCATGGCGCGTATAAGAAAGAGGTACACTTCAAGAGTCCCTCATAATATAATGTTAGATACAAATAGATGATAATTATAATTATAATATTACTACTACTAGCTTTTCTCCTAAGGCCTATTTATCACCCACCCAGGCTATACAGAAACTTCATAGCCCCAGAAACGTGTGATTACATCATAGAAAAAGCTCGCAAAGATTTAAAACCTTCGACGGTAGCAAGGGAAAAGGTGATCCTCGAGAAAGTGAGAAAAAGCGAAACAGCCTGGTTGGATAATAATGATCCACGTATCAATGATGTTGTCGAAAAATGTATATCACTCACTGATAGACCCCAACGAAACTGTGAAAAACTTCAAGTTCTGAGGTACACCCCGGGTGGATTCTACAAACCCCATCAAGACGCATTTGAAAATGATCCAAATATGAGAATGCATACGTGCATCATAGGACTCAACGATGGATATCAAGGAGGTGAAACAGAGTTTCCAAATCTCGGTAAAAAATATAAACTCAACAAAGGTGACATGTTACTTTTCGATACGACGAATGATTGGGGATGGATGACTTCCAAGGCGCTTCATGGTGGTAACCCCGTCACATCTGGTGAAAAATGGATCTGTAATCTCTGGATACGTACGTACCCTTATCAAAACAAGTGATGAGCATCCATAGCATCAAGGACGTCATAAATATCAAGGTTTTTATGCATCTGTTTTTTCAAGGTGGGTCCAGCGGTATCCTTATTCACAACGTGGAGATGAAGGCTTTGTACACTGTTTGCTGGGTAACAGTGAAAGTAAAAACCAACGTCTGTCCACCCCCTGTTCGCTGTGTAATTGATGGCGGCCAAGAGCAACCGTGACACGAACCATGCATCATTTTCAAGAACGATTGGTAGAATATTAAACCTCTTGAAACTGAGATCCCTCGTCGTGATGAAAACATGCCCGGGGCCGTAATCATCCGGACCAGCCATGGAAGCTCCGTAAAAATCGGGATCGTTCCACTTCAAATCATTCTCCGGGAGGTTGTGACACACCATGAACATGTCCGCAAAATCACCAAGAAGCGATTGATCGACCGGATTTGGCATTGCATCAGATGCGAACCGCGCAAACACGTTGAAGGGTTTGAGACCCGTCGTGAGCGTGTCATTCTCATCAATGATATTTTCATCCCTAAACTTTTCTTTTATCTTTTCGAGATGATTGTTTTGTCTCACGTACGTGATATATTTTTTCAAAGTTTCGGTATTATTGATGGCAGGAAACTTCTTCAGAACCGCATCGGGGTCGTAGGGTGCTTGGGACGCGAGGCAAGATGCAGATGAACCCATTTTTGTTTTTTATGATACATCATTTTCACTTAGGTTTAATTTATAATACAAATTAAACCTAAGTAAAGAAAACGAACGAGTAAAGTATATACAATGAACGCCTTTACCATCTACAACTACATTACCAAGCTCGAGAAGGAGAACAACAAGCTTCGCGAAGAAATCGATGAACTCCGTCATACGATTAGAATCCTCCGCACACTCGAACCCACTGAAGACAGTGAGTCCGTTGCTTCGTGTGAAGATATTAACTCCTCGATGGACCCGGATTATACTGATACTGACTCAGATTCTGGGATCGAGGTGACTTCGGATCGTTATTTACCAGTCATAACCACAAACACAGAGTTGACTCGCCTGTTTCACAAACTCGCGAGACGGGAGGACAATGAGTTCAAGAGGAGAGCCTATACCAGAGCGGCTCAAATCATCGAGGACTTTCCCACTGAACTGACTAACAGTTCTGATGTTGCTCACATCAATGGAATTGGTAAAGGTATCAGAAGACTCATCGATGAGTACATCGCTACCGGAACCTTCGCGAATCTAAACACTTAAAAACATCTTGCGACTAATATACAATGAGTATCACTACCGAGCAAAAAGAATTCATCAAGAAGGTGGGTCCTGGTGTTCGTGTATATATGACGACAAGTTTCATGGCGGATGAAATATGGACAAACCCACAGACGGAAATAGAAGAGGAAATCGAAAATAATTTACTGGTTCATGAAAAAAGCGCGATTGGGGTAGAGCGCGCGTGGTTTTCTGAAAAAAAGTTTTGTGACTGGATCGATACTGCGACTGATGAAAATATAAAAAAACTTTTGTATTATTTTGATAAACGTGATATGCCCTTGTGTGATGTGTATGTTGAATCTTGTTTGTATCCCAGTGACTTGTCTGAAACAGAAACAAAATGGGGGGAAATTTTGATGAATGGGGATATGGTGACATTTGAGGAATTTTTGCGTTGATCCTAACGGGGATCGAACCCGTGACATCGGCGTTGCTTTTGATGGTTTCCCATCTTTTATATACAAATGTATAAGCACCGCGCTCTAACCAACTGAGCTATAGGATCCTTCTTATAGTTGGCGCATATTCTTTAAATAGATTAAAGGCTTAGTGAGTAAGATTATAAATGATTCATGAATGTGTGAAAGAAATATACAGTACACTGGGTCCCGGTTTTAGTGAGAGGGTGTATCACAACGCCATGGAGGTGATGCTTCGTGAGAATGGTGTATCCTACGAGACTGAGCGTATCATACCTATTGTATTCAAGGGACATACCATAGGTAATTTACGCGCAGATATCATCATCGAAAAGACTACCGTGGTGGAACTCAAATCTGTCAAGACCATCAACGATGCGATGGTGTCTCAAGCTCGCAATTACCTTAAACTTCTTGATCTCCACGAGGCTTATCTCGTGAACTTTCCTCCGCATCCGAACGCTGAACCCGAGGTGATACGCGTATCGCGAGAGCCAGAAACGGTAGTACCCTAGACCTTCAAATCGTTGGAATAAACTCCCAGCGTAAGTCGCGACAAATCTTTTTCCATATGAGATCTTGATGATGTAATTTTTCTTTTGACTTTAGAAGTGGAAAATATTGGAGATATGAATCTTCGCTCAAGAGTTCACAAAACTTGTATAGTACGTAAGAGTAGCTCAAAAAGTTTTTACGTTCCGCGGGGCAATTATTGTCGAATGGTTTTTGAATATCCTTAAACATGAGTCGTAAACGTTCCTCCAACTCTGGTGGCATTTTAGGTGGTTTGACACCACTCAATATATTTGTGATGTACGGCACGTGTTCATAGTATTTATTCAGTTTCAGTTTTTTTAAAAGTCCTCTAACCTTCGCGTGAGTAATCTCAGTGAGTGACTTTATTTTTATCTTTTTGAACTCGTTCCGTAATTGTTCTATGACATCCGGGGGTATTGTGGTCATCTCTTGTGCCTGAAACTGCGAGAGCCATTCGTTGAAATGATTATCTCTTTTGTATGAATAATTTATAATCTTTTCGGACGTTTCTTGTTCCTCTTTATAAGTGAGTTCTTCACTGATGAGTACATCAACGACCAGACCACACTTGTCACACACGAGTTCACTCGTCTCACTAAATTGGAATATATTACTATTCACACAGACTGGACATTCATCTACTTTTCTTTCCATGGGTCTATCTATATTTTTCTTTTCGACATCTATGAGGTAATCTACAAAAATATCTTTTCTCTGAAGTCCCACAATCTCTTTACAATTAAAGATATTATCTGTCGTGACTTCACTATCTATTTCTTCGTTGTATTGTTTAAGATATGGCATACATTTCATGATATACTCAGACATTTCAGATTGATACTCGGCTTTTTTAGACGGTTGTTCTTCCATTTTAATCATCCATTCATTTACCATGTTATTATACCTGCTTAAAAAATTACCTTCCATAGTAGCTAATGGATTTACTTCGTAATTTTTTAATTAACGCAATCTATTATTTTAAAATGTTATTTAAAAAACCAGATTATAAGATTCTAGATAAAAATCTCGAATATTGGGTGGGACAGGAAAATGAATACATGACAAATAATGACTTTTGGGAGCTTCAGTCGGAAGAATGGGATGAAAACACAGATTCTTATTATGTATCAGTTAAGAATAACGAAATAATACCCCCTCCCCCCGATATTGTCACGAAGACACTTATCCGAATAAAATATTGGTACAACAATAAAATTTATAAATATTTGACGTATAACCATGACTACAAGTGGCCCCCCGAAATGCCAAAAGGTGTGCATTTCAACATACCCCTTCAGAGCGCGCAGTTGCTCGACGCGAATGGCGAGCCAGTGAAAGATTTACTCGCTAAGATCAAAAGATACGCGGGACCCAATTGCGATTTTCACGGTGAAAAGATTAAAATATCAGACATGCTTTACTACGACGAAGACACGCTAAAAACGTTGTACCCTAAAATCGTCGTGAAAAATATTTTCGGACTCTCCAAAACCGTGAGTACCACCGATGGGTACATCAGTGATCTTCGGATACCTTAGTGGCCAAGTAGAACTTGAGGTCCCCTAAGTTGGCCACGTTATATTTCAAAATGAGAAATCTATTTTCACGTTCCTGCATGATTTGAACAGTCGCACACATACTCGTCGCCTTTGTAAATATATTCATGTACCGGAGAGAATAGACACCCGACATTTCGGGGCTATCTTCTGTACATTCGATGACTGTATCTTGATCTGCAAAATCACCTTTGCACAAGAATCGCAACGTCTTTTTACTTCTCGTTATTTCAATTTCTTCACCAATATTAGCCATGTCCCTACAGATACGTTGAAAGTCTACCGCGGGCATGGGTGTATTCATGGTCATGCTCATCTCTGGGACTTCGATTTGATTTTCATTAATGTCCAAAAGTTTTAGGGCAAACTTTGTACACGTCTTCTTTTGCTCACTATGAATCTCGATGTTCATAAACTCCTTACAATTTATGGAGATGATGAGAACGTCGTTACTCGTGATGGTTTTCAGTAACTTATACATATTGGTGACGTTCACACCAGTATCTATAGCTTCCGTGCACGAGTACTCTTCAAAGTTTTCAGCCGCCAGGTGCATGTCTATGAGTGAGGTTCTCGCCGTGTCCAGTGTGACGATAGACATCCCATCGGGTTTGAAATAAATATTCACATCATTGAGGATATCTTTGAGCACTTCAAAGGTTGATTTGATGGCCGAAGCCTGTACAGTCACTAACCGCATTCTCGTTTCTTTACACTTTATTTCTTTATATCCGTGTAGGCATCTGTCACACTGCGACTTATTTTTGCTTCAAGTTCCGGTGTCATGGCGGGCTGCAGGGAACGTCCGTACTGATCTAGCCCGAAGAGTTCCGTATTCGACTCACCGTCGAGTGTCGTCATCTCACACTTTCCAAACCCACATGTTTCCAGATCCTGCACGGGGAGTAAGGACTCTAACCAATTCTGAATCTCCTTTCCGACCAGGATCTTGCCATTCTTCGTGAGCATGGTGGGTACCCTCGTGATTTTTCCCCTGTATTGCGGGGGTATACCCAGAACGTTTACGTTATGAAAGTGTACGAGTTGTTTCAATTGTGCGTTTCTATTAATATAATTGACCAATTCCATACTATGTGTACATTTAGGACTAAAGATTAAGAGTGACATCTTTGATGTAGATTTGTAAAAAAATATATTCAATAACGCACAGTTTTTTTATAACTTATAATAAATGACTATCCTCGTGTTACTCATTCTCATTATCTTGATGTTGTTCATCATGTCCAGGACGGAGATGTTTGGATACGCTGGGTACACGAAGCCCATCAACAGGGTCGTATTGAATGACCCCCCCTTTGATACGACAGAGTACGTCGAATCTACAGACGTGAGTATAAACAATGACCTCATGGAACAACTCGTCCTGGCTGCAAATAAGCACATCTCTGAAAAGACTGGATTGTGTACGTACATCATAGAGACGACATCGGTGAAGAAGTTTGTCCACACGAAAAATATGAAAGAGTTGTACCGTTGCATGTTTATGCTGATGAAACAACATGGATTCGCTTTCGGGTTTGCGGTGACTGTTGATATCGCCGTAAACCCCGATGGAACTGTCAAGGTCATGAGTGCTCGCACACAGCCTATAGACGTGGTACCTCCCACTGATACATCTCCGTATACGAGCGATACTTTGGGTTATGATTTTGTAGACTATGACCTCTTCAGAAAGAGTGAGTTGGAATTAATTAAAAATAAGTCGATGTAAATATTAATGATAAGTGTAGATGAAATATCAAGACTGACTGAAAAGAAAAATAAATTGAAAAAGGAAACGTACGTCAAGTTATACGAACAGGCGTCTAGAAAAATAAGGCAGTCTGTAGATTTTGGGAGTAAAGTCGCAACCTTTCAAGTACCAGCGTTTCTCATAGGATATCCAATGTTCGATAGATACAAGGCCACAGCGTACATCAAGAGGCAACTCGAACGAGGGGGGTTCGATGTGGTCGTTTTGGGGGACTATGAATTACATATATCATGGAGAGTGAAAAAGACCCAACCACCACACCCCCCTCCCGCCGATATCGACGAGTTCCCAACACTCATAAATCTAAAAAAGGCTGCTAATAAATACAGGGGGGGATCTGCGGGAAAAGGATGATAAAATAATTTCATGTAATCATATAATGGATAACCTGAACATTCTGGTTGAAGCGAAGCGTGAATACCTGGAGCAGTTATCTATCCTCATATGTCCCGTGATGATCGATGTTTTTGATGAGATGTTTCACGAGGCGCAGAAACTTTCAAAGGGGCGCAAGGTCCTGATGATGTTTCAGAATCTACTGAGAGACGTTCCCAACTGGAGTGAGACGATGGCGAAAGAAAATACTGACAACATCGCCAATAGATGTTCGTGGTTCAAAGACCTAGTGGCGGCGGTGTTTGTGAGTTCGGTGAAGATTCTTTCCGCTGTTCGCCTCAGTAAAGATAGTAAAAAGTTATCCGTCAAGCTGCCTAGCAATGAAGTGTTCATCCACACGTGTTACAAGAATGCAGCTAAAGATTTATACAAGAATCCATACGTTTTTACAGATAACCAGACTGAACACGATCGTAACGACAGACTGTATGAACGTTTCAGTTCGTGCGTGGAGGCTACAGTCAAGGAACTCATCCCAGTCCAGCAGATTTTACAGACATACATGACTACCCAGAACGACGAAATCCTAGAACCTCATGATGGTAACCTCGAAGAAGACAACGTAGATGAATACGAGGGAGAAGATGAGGCTTACCCAGGACCCATGGACTCTACGGACTCTACGGAGCCCATGGAGTCCACGGAACCCATGGAACCCACGGCGCCCACGGAACCCACGGCGCCCACGGAACCCATGGAACCCACGGCGCCCATGGAACCCACGGTGCCCGTGAATACACAGGAGACTCCCAAGGAACCGGTGGTACCATCGGGTTTAGAAAATGAGTTTAGGACTATCAACACGGTAAAGGGGCCCGAACCAGAGCCCGAAGAAGATGAAGATTTATTCCCAGATGCCCCCGAGACCAGAATGAGAAAACCCATGTAAAAAAAACTACGTTATAACATATGGACTTAGACGAATACCTTCGCGATCCCACGTGGGCAGCCCTGTTTGCAGGTGCGATAACTGCTTTATACATACACGGTAAAGCACGACTCAACAATGAAGGCGTTTTAGAGACGAGTGCGTATGCAAAACCTGCTGCTCTCGTGGCAATCTTAGTATATTTTATAATTTCGAATGGAATTGGTACCAGGGAGACTATTTCAACCGACAAGTTTCAATAACTTAAAGATTCCCCACATGTATAGATAAAATGACCTCCGTTACCGCTTTCAATGATATGATGAGCCAATTTCTTATGGAACTGCACAAGACTTTTCCAGAAGAGAAGGGGCTGAAGAAGTACATCACCGCTTTTGAGATGCTGAAGGAAACCCAACCGAAGAAGGTTGTCGAAAGTTTCATGGAGAATATCACCCCTTACGCGGACAAGATTAGTTCGCGTGACGAGTCGTTTTTCTTGGCAGACTCTAACACCATTGAGTTTCTCAAACCCTTGAACATCACGACATGCTGGCCCAGTGCATCTGAAGGGACTAAGAATGCCATCTGGCAATACATCCAGACACTCTACATGTTGGGTACCACCATCACCACCATCCCATCGGATACTCTGACCATGATTGAATCTGTTGCGAAGCAGTGTGCCGATAAGATGCAGAGTGAAGGTGATGACATCAACGAGGCGCAGCTCATGAAGTCGATGCAGGGTCTTCTTGGTGGTTTGATGAAAAAATAAAAGTTTATAATATAAATGGTATCATTGTTTGAGGATCCTAAACAACTTATACGCTCCGATAAAATAAAAGAGTTTTGGCCGACTGCAGAACAATCTGCAGCAGAGAGAATCAATGCGACGGCGAGATTTATTGTGTACGCTACCTGTTTGTTGTATTTAATTCGTCGTGATATTCGCGTGTTTGTCATGGGAGCGACGGGGCTCGGAGTTCTTTATGTGATGGATAAATCCAACATGATCAAAGAGGGTACAGCCCGCCCATCGGTAGTGAATGAGATTTATACAGATACTCCCATGTGTCAGCTTCCCACACGTGATAATCCGATGGGTAACGTCCTCATGAATGAATATTCCGATCGCCCGGATCGGCCTGCCGCCTGTGATTACTCTTCAGTGGATGATAAGGTGAATAGGATGCTTTCGGGACGTATTCCTTACGGTCCTTCCCGTTCCCGTTCGGCACTTCCAGAGCATCAGCGCAATAGTTATTCGAGACAGTTTGTTTCCATGCCCGTCACGAATATACCAGGAGACCAGACTGCCTTTGCTGAATGGCTGTACGGTGCAAAGAGTGATGGCACGTGCAGGTCAGATCCTCGCCAGTGTGACCCCAACGCCCGTGGTGTGCAGCTAGAGGCTTTCGCTGGTCTGGACCCGAATGGAGACAAGAGGAGTGGTATGATGGGTGGAACAATTTCTTAGTCAATAGTAAATGGCATACCAGCTCCAACCAGGAATGAAAATAGTTCAAAACCCGGCTCACCCCCCAGTCTGTGCTACAGATGAAGTTTTCGTGTACCCTCAACCTACGACATTGAGCTACGGTTCTAGTCGTCCCAATACGATGCTCTATGGTACGGCTCCCTACATGGCGGGTAAAGGGGCTCCTGCCCAGTTTATAGAGACGAGTGACCAGCTTCGTCCTCAATCTACTAGTCAGTTTAATAAGATTGTAACCAAGACGTACGAGAAAAACTTCTTTCCCATTCAAGATGTTACATGCAAGTTGCCCCCTCGCACGATGTCCTACGAGCCCGCGAGCACCCGTGCGGAACTTCAGAATGGACAGTTTCAACAGAGATACCTGAATAAAAAATATTAATTACAAATAAGAATGGCGGATCCCATATCAATAATTACAATAGCCGGGTTAGCGTACATAGGTAAAAAATTAAGTGAACCGAGAAAGGGGTTGGATTATTCTGTTCCGGAAGAAAAGGTGGAAGATGACATGCCTCCTCCTCAGGAGGATTTTGTCAAGCAGGAGGACCCGCTTCTTCGCATGCCAGACAAGAAAATGGAAGTGGTTAATTTCGGTGATATCGCTCCCCAGAGTCGGAGTAACGGTAATGAAATACTCAACATGCGTAACAGAATGTACGACGCTGGTCGCATGAATAATCTTTCACCGATCGAGAAACAGATGGTTGGTCCTGGTCTTGGATTGGGCCCCGAAGTCCCAGCGTTTGGTGGACATCAGCAGTTGTTTAGAGTAAACCCGGAGAATGTCGGTGCCTATCGTCTCACGACCCTCCCCGGACGCAGTGGACCAGCCGCTGACATCAAGGGAGGTCGTCGTGGTATCGCTGGCGAGTTGGCGCATAACAGACCGGAGAAGACAGCCTTCCTCCCAGCACGTCGACCAGTCACGGAGGGTCGTGCACAGGGTATGTCAGGAGTGATTCCCCGTGGGGAGCATGAACATACCAAGAGACTCACGAATCGCTCAGAGACTGGACAACGTGATGACGGTTTGGGATTTTCTGGCGCTAAGCGAATCATATCAGCCGGTGCGATACCCCAAGACCCCACGAGGAACAAGAAGGATGGCAATGTTGAGCAGTATGGCTACGCCAACCTCCCCGCTCCCAACATTCATTCGTTCGCGCACGGCTACGTCAACGCCCCAGCCACCAAGATTGGTGAGAAGCGCACGTACGGTACGCCTCATACCGCCGAGGAACTCATGGAGTACGGCTTTAGGCCCGACGATCGTCGCGGAAAGCCGAATCGCAGTGGGAATGCTGGTCGTATGAACGTCCGTGCCGGACCACTCAACCAGGGTGGTATGTTGACCGCCGCTCGTATGGACACTACCCGTGTGGATGGTCGCATCTCCGCTGTAAACGGTGGGTGGACCCAGCAGTACACCAGTGATTCGTTTCATCAGTTGAACCCCTACAAGGGTATGATGAACCCTCGGGCGAATGACTTCAGCCTGGACGTCGCGAAGAACCAGCTTCAGAACAATCCCATAGCACAACAGAGGTATTAAGAATAGTAATTACACGTGAGCGAGTAACAACACGCATTAAAATATTATCCCTTTATTTTAATGAGCGTCTACACGCTTGATATCGATAGTAGTGAGCGAAACCCCGTAGAATACCCAAACCCGAGTGATTATGTCATTGAGTTGAACAATTACATTTATAACGTAAAGAAAATATCATTGATATCAGCGCGTATACATTCGAGTCAACTCCTCATTAACGATAGAAATAATACATTTTCCGTGAATGGTACAACAGTGACACTCGATAATAATAATTATAATGGGAAAACACTAGCACGGGAAATCGTAGATAAAGTTGAACCCATCACAGAAGCCGTGTATGATTCAAACGTAAACTCCATCACGATGACTGGATCTTCTCCATTCACTTTTGAGTTTTTCACGGGTGCGAATGGTTTTGCAAGTAATACTCATGGATATACGACACCTCATGATATCTTAGGGCTTCCCGCGAGTAACGTCTCATCCGTGAATAATACACTCGTCACAGGAAGCGTCAACCTTCAGGGACCCGATGCCCTGATTTTTAAATTGAGCAGTGGTTCTGAAGAGTTCAACAAGACTGTCTTTTCCGACACACCTTTTTACACTGGGCGTATATTGATGTGTGGAGACGTGGTAAACTACTCTGGGGTAGACGATGCTGTCGTACACAATTTCGATTCTGGACCACAACAAACTATCAAGAGTTTAAGGGTACAGTTTTTCTACAGTAGCAATAATCGCCTGATACCGTATGACTTTAGACACGCCAATCATATTATAAAGTTATCCGTGGAGTGTTCCACAAATAAACTTGAAAATATACCAAAGGTAAAAAAGGATTTTTCACTTCCACCGCCTATGCGGATCCCTGAGATGGAGAATCCGAATAGATGGGGTGCGTTTATTTACATATTTCTAATAGTCATCACTGGTCTGATACTCGTGATGTTCACTAAACCACGAAGATCCACTTAACGCGACACGGCGTACACGGGTGCGGCGGGCTTCTTCACGCGGCTAGAGATGCGAGAGATGACCATGTAGACAATCACCGAGAGGAGAGTGGTGAAGAAAGCGGTCAGGGCGTAGTTGAGACCACCGTTCTTCTGGACCTTCACGACCTGGTGAATGGTCCATCGCACGAGGTCCATCCAGGACAGGGCCGCGGCAAAAGAGAAACCAGCGACGACAGAGTTCAGGGACTGCGTTTCGAGTTCGTTGCGAATAGTGGTGAGCACTTCGGTAGACATTTATATTATTAAAAGATTTTTATTCTGGTAATAACTCTTCCACGAATAAAATTTTTTTATATTTTTCTTTTCTGTACCCCTTTATGTTGACTGAAGTGGGTTCATCATCGTCTGATTCCGTATCGGACTCTGAAGTCTCGTCACCAAGTTTGAATGTTTTGTATTCAGATTCAGTCCAACCATCGGGCTCCTGCGAGACATTCATTACTATCAATGGCATTTTTTAACACGCGTTCTGACGGATTGGTGGGTACCCAACTTTCCCATGCATCATAAGCGTCTGTGATATTTTTCATAGCCACGTTAGAACCATTGTATGGAGTGAAGGGTTCCTCCTCAGATTCATCCACCGTTTCTATTTCATCTTCATCATCTGAATCTTCACTGTCGTAAATCTCAGGAAAGTAAGAGCCAATCTTATCACCCACTGTGTGCATAGCACAATACTTTAGACAATATTCCATATCCTTCGCCAAAATGGTAGAACGACCACACGCTTTCGCATAGTGCCCTGATAACACCACCGCATTTTCAATCACTGGTGTAATGATATTAATTGCTGCTGAAGAGAAGTCGTGCGGCTCCATTTTCAATTCTTAAGATGTTATAACTAAGCGCGTAAACTCTAAGTTCCCTGTCGAACAGGATTTCGTTAGAGTCCTTGTCTAGGTCGTACGTCTGTCCGTTGAGTCTCATGTTTAAAAGTTGTTCATTGATGAGACTAAAGTTCTTCTGGCCTGTCGGATACCACCTCTCGGGTTCCAAAGCAAAACTGTACGAATAAAACCTCCTGAATAATTGTGTCCTAGAATGATGGATGCCACTCTGCACAGCCCTGAGGTGGATGACATTCCCCGTGATGTCGTTCAGAAACACTTCATTATCTAACGTGAGCTCTGCGTATTTAAGATGTTCGTGATTTGTATATTTCCCGTTTGTCAGTCGGAGATGATGGTCGTAATCAAAAGGTGAGTACGTATTTCTCCGTGATTGGACAACAAAAAACAATTCTTTCACTGGATTTATAAATTGACATTTATGTTTTATATCCTGATGCGGATCAGTGGTACCAGGTATGTGCACGGTTTCACTCTGTAATTGTGTGATGATATAATCAGTTGACTTTTCTTGAAGGAGTATGCGCTCAATATCTTCTAGGTGCACTAATTCAGTGACGACTTTAAAGTCCTTTATGAGACCCTTTTGTACCCCCTGGTAAGGGGTGAGGGTCGAAACATCGTATACACAATCTGATTGAGGTGCGAGCTTTACGACTATTTCACACTCTTGTTTCTGGAGGGCACATAATGGAATGGCGAGTTCTGGATTATTGTAAAAGTAAAACGGTATGTCGACTATGTATGTACGTTCTGTAGTCGCGGAACCTAAGTGACCTAATATGTCCTGACTGTACACCGGTGTACCTGAGAGTTCCTGCGATGGCTTTCCTATGAGTTTATCCAAGTTTATCTGTTTAGTCTGCGTGACATAATGTTCTGAGTATATCTGTAAAAAATCTCGGGGTATCCTCTGTATGAGTGCACCACCGATGTAGAGATCCACGTACTCTAACATCGCGTGTCCAATAGATTCCGTGTATCCGATAGAATCTACTGGAATCGCGTCGAGTTGGATTCGAAAGCTCACGGTTTTTAAAAGATCACCCACGTTTTGGGGTAAGGTACAACGGAGGGTGCTCCCAAATTCAAGTTCACCGACGACATCGTGATCTACTGTAGATTTTGCAAAATTTGTATGTTTTTTAAAGTTTTTTATAAAATACGTGTACTCCGGGTTGTCGGTGAAGAATACGTCCTGTGTACCTCTCGTGGCGAGCTGTACACGTCCAGCCATTACTACTAGTACATCCTAAAATTTTAAACCAGCTAATCCACTCTGTATTCTCAACACATTATAATTAATTGCGTACACATTCACAACTGTATCGTGTGTGGAGTCGGTCTCGTCGAGTTCTACGGTTAACTTTTTGTGTATAATCCGGCTCATGTTCACCTGACCTGTCGGGAAGTACGCTTCAGGCTGCATGGCGAATGAGTATGTATAGAATACATAGGCTGATGAGGGAACACCCGTGTGATGTCGAAGAGATTCGTCGTACGCCAGAGAGATACCATCATGGTCGAATACATTCATACCGTTAAAATCCAAAGCGATACGTTTTATGTGCCTGTGATCTGAACGAATTGGAATGACTGGAGACATTGGATTCTCCGTGACGATCGCAGCCTCTCTCGCCGAGTCACTTTCGTTGAGTGTGGCCACGAACATTAATTGTTTCACGGGGTGTTCAAACTTTACAAGAACGGAACGCTCTTTTACTTCAGGCTTCATGGGTATAGTAGCCATCTGTAACTGGGTGATGACATATTCGATTGGTCGGGTCTTTAAAAAGTTCTTCTCATCATCAGTTATAAAATAATAATCCGTGATTAACGAAACTTTATTTATACTACCGTTGGATACCGGAGTGACTGTGTACGTATCATCATTTTTCACATAATTGTAAGCTATTTTATAGTCAGGTGGTTTAAATGTAATCTTTATCTCTATCAATTGTTTTGTTATGGCACACATGGGAATGGCTAAACTCGGATGCCTGAAAAAATAAAAAGGTAAATTGACATACAACGTGTAGGGATCTACAAAATCTATATGATTGCCGTGACCATTCAAAAAATATAATGTTTGTAAGACATCGTCCTTACTGTTATATATTTGTTCGTACATGTAAATATATTCACCTGTGATTCTCTCGATAACTTGCCCGCCTATGACGAGATCAGCGTGTGAAATAATTCTGGAACCTATTGATGTATTATACATGGTTCGATTGTCTTCCACGCGAGGAAGAACTTCGTCGACAGGGTTCAGCACCACTTTGAGCATCGTACTTCTCACCAGATCACCCACGTTATTAGGTATTCTACACGTGATGGTGTGACCCAATGACGTGTGTCCGTCAAAAGGTGTTTCGATAGCCTCCGTGGAAAAGCGAGTGTGTCTCTTATAATTCATGACGAAATATGAAAACTGGGGTTCCCCAGTGAGCCATCGGTCCTGGATACCAGTGACAGCGAGTCGTACACGACCAGCCATTCTTAATACATGTGAGTAAAATATTATGAAATAAAACGGGGCATTATTATAGATGGATTTGAAATTACGAAAGTTCAACCCTGCGACTATGGCTGACGACAGGGTGTGTGTTTTTGTAGGCAAACGTAATACTGGGAAATCAACTCTCGTCACTGACATTCTGTATCATAAAAAACATTTACCAGCTGGAATAGTTTTATCAGCCACCGAGGAAGGAAATCACTACTACCAACAGTTCATCCCTGACCTCTTCATTTATGGAGACTACGACAGGGAAGCAATCGAGCGCGTGATGGACAGGCAAAGGAAATTGGTTGGGGCTGGGAAGAAAAATTGTGGCGCCTTTTTACTTCTCGACGATTGCATGTACGATAATAAGTTCATGAGGGACACGTGCATTCGTCAGTGTTTCATGAACGGGAGGCATTGGAAGATTTTCTTCATGCTCACGATGCAGTACTGCATGGACCTTCCCCCAGCCCTCCGAGCCAACGTGGACTACGTGTTTATCCTCAGGGAGAATATTATTCAGAACAGAGAAAAGTTGTATAAATCTTTCTTTGGCATCTTCCCATCCTTCGACATGTTTAATAAAGTCATGGACGCATGCACCGAAAACTACGAATGCATCGTGCTGGATAATACTTCCAAGAGTAATAGGATCGAGGATTGCGTGTTTTGGTACAAGGCGACCCTAAGGAAAAACTTCAAAGTGGGGGCTCCCGAATATTGGCAGGCCCATAAGAAAATGTTCAATCCCAAAGGAGGAAGCTCCTCCGTGAATACTAAAAACATGAAGGGAAAATCAACCCAAGTCAAAATTACAAAACAAAAATGATAAAAGAAATGTCTCATCTTCAAGTCATTCATAAAGGTTCTTCGATAGCGGGTGATGTCTGCATTCATTCCGAAAAAACACTCCACGATGTCATGATTGTTTTCAAAAAGTTTTGTCATGAAATAGTGGCAGAGATGGGTGGAAGATTTCATTGGGAAAAAAGACTCTTTTTCTCACATGGTAAAGACAACCCTTTCATAAGCCCCGACGGGGGTGTATTTTATGTCACACTCGATGATAGTAAATATTGTTTTCTCATAGTCGAAGATAAATATCAGGGTACGAATGATAAAAGATTTTCTAAAAATCTTGAAAAACAAGCTACTGGAAATGCTATAGAAAGAGTGTTTAAAAACGTGAATGCTTCATGGCATTTGTTTAAAGATCTTCCAGTATCACCGTACGTAGTATTCGTGGCTGGGTGTGACTTTCATAGCAGCGAATCTATCATTCATCGTATAGGTCCGATATCAAACTTTGGAAAAGAGGCGCTCGTTTGGGAAATGAAACATAGTACATCACCATTCGAACCCCAGGGCATGGCGGCGCGCATAAACATCAAGAAGGGTCCACACGAACCTTGTCACGCTACATTCTGTGTGAAGACGCATAAGTATAACGAGTTTCCGCATAAGAGTTCTATGTGGACCACGGAAGAGCGACTGTACATCATGAAACACGTGGCGAGAGAATCGCTTAAGGAAATAGCCAGTTATCATGATATACATGGAAAAGTATGTACACCAACCCATGATAACATACATAGGTAACAAGAGAAAGTTGGTTGATGTAATTGAAAAAATAGTGAAACGTCTTCAACCAAAAACATGCGTCGACGCCTTTTCGGGTTCGGGTGTCGTTTCAAGAACGCTACTCACTTCGTGTGATACTTTGTATGTGAATGATTTAGAGAGATATTGTGAAGTATTGTCCCATTGTTTCTTGAAAACACCGACGGATGCAGAGAAGATTGATATTGAAAATCATTTGAAGAACATGAACGCGTGTCAGCCAGTGAATGGATTTTTTTCTGAACTGTACGCCCCCAAAGATTCTTCGGATATTCAAGAGGGGGAAAGATGTTTTTTCACGAAAGAGAATGCGAATCGTATCGATGGTATGTTGGCGTACATAGATGATTTCGTCCCGCCCCACTTAAAGTCCTACTGTATCGGCCCTCTCGTAGTCAAGGTGAGCATTCACACCAACACATCGGGTGTTTTCAAGGGGTTTCATAAAGGTGGGTGGGGTGGTAAAGGTGGCCACGCTCTCGAGAGAATAATGAAAAAGATTGAAGTGGAACGTCCCGTGTGGCTCTCGGAACCCAAGGAAGTCATCGTGCACAGGAAGGATGCGTGTGACTTTTTACAGACGCTCCCCCAGGTGGACCTCGTATACTTGGACCCTCCGTATAATCAACATCCATATGGATCAAATTATTTCATGTTGAATCTCGTGTGTACCAACGAGAGACCAGAGCACATTTCAAAGACTTCTGGTATTCCGAAAGATTGGAACAAGAGTCCCTACAATTACAAACGAACGATACGGGAAGCCATGGAGAAAACGATACGCTTATCTACAGAAAAGGCTAGGTACACCATCATATCTTATAGTAACGAAGGGTTTATCACACCCGCGGAATGGGAAGAGATTCTCGAGTCATACGAGTATGAAAAAATCGAGATTGAATACAACACTTACAGGGGAAGTCGTAATCTGAAAAACCGAACAAACAAAGTGACGGAGTTTCTATTTGTCATTTCACAACCTAAGTTACTTAAAAAGGACCTTTAATTACAAATCAAAAATGATTCCCATCAAGCTTCTTCCCGATAACAAGGAACTTCTTGCATTCATCTGCGACGCGCCTCGCCTCGACACAGATGACTACTTGGAACGCATGGTGGGTCAGGGTTCCGAGGATGCTACGACACTCTTGGCGATTGAAAATGCGACGGAAATTGCGAAGCGATACATCCAGAAACACTATGTGGATATTCTAAAGGCTATTCGCTCAGAAAGTGTCAAGAGGGAACGGTTCATCTTTAGGTGTAAAAACCTTGACAACCTTTCACCCACTGATATGGATGTAGAGTACATTCATCTCGAAGCAAATCTCGAAGATGGTGGTGGCCACGCTATCTTTATCAAGGTGGATAACGTCAAAAAAATCATTCATATATACGACTCCATGGGGGAGGATGCCTACATAAACGACTTTGAAAAGACAATCCGTTCAGTATACTCTGGGTACAGAATACGTGACAAGTCGTTGGGGTTCCAGCCCACTGGTGGGTTTACCCAGGAAACGCCGTGGCAGATGGGCGCGGCGATGTACATCTCTGGAGAACCAGGATACTTGAAAAGGGCTTGGGAGGTTTCACAGTACGACGAACTTTCCCAGCATCACTTCTGCTACATCGAAGCATTCATCGCCCTCGCCTTTGACGCACTTCCCATGTATCGCGTAGGTCCAGATGATCCCAGGGATCGTCTACGATTCATAAAGCGTGTGGTTTGGGGATTTGTTCACAAGTTTTACGAAGGACCCAGGGAAGGAGCGGTATGGGAGTACTTTACGAAACACTTTACGTATTACATGACTACGTGGAACAGTAATGGTTCGAGAATGCATTTGAAGAATGATACTTTTCAGGTGCCAGTGAAGGAAACGTTCATCAAACGCATAGAATGTTTTGAAACTGTAGATACTAGTGGGTGGACAATCAAGGACATCCTTAGGTGGGCCGCGAAATCATAGTATCTAAAAAATGTAATATAAAATAAATGTCAGACATTCGAACGTTAAATCTATCTGAATCTGATGATGGTATGGTTGCTTTAAATAAGAACCCATCCACTTCTTTTGTGTCACAAAATCCTGAAAAAAATGTGAGTGAACATAAAGATACTATGGATTCTACTCCCATCTCCGATGTTATGGGTCACTCTCAGGAACCACTCGAACCCCCCATGATGGCCATGGACCCTCGCATGATGCAGGCTGCTCCCCCCACCGTTGCTACCACTGACAAGCAGGTTGCCGAGAAGAAGAATCCCATGAATCTCACCGATGATCAGATGCAGGCGCTCGTCGTCGCCGCCTGCACCGCCGCTGCCATCAGTAAGCCTGTCCAGGAAAAGCTGGCCGGTACCATCCCCCAGTTCTTAAATGCTCAGGGTAACCGTAGCATGGTCGGACTTGCCTCGACTGGTCTCGTCGCCGCTATCCTCTTTTACTTTGCTCGAAAGTATGTTTAATCTATGAAGTTATTTCGGTGGATGAAGAAAGAAAATCCTAAACCAACCCCCATAGCAATCACGATAAAAGCAGATGCCTCCGCAGTTTCTGAAGGCTTACGACCAAACTCTTTCAAGTTTTTCTTCAGGCGGATAGAAAACTCGGTCTTTTTGAAGGCTTCGAGTAGCAGTGTCATGAACAACCCGGCACCTATCACAGCGGTCATTATACCACCCTGTGATACACTGCCAAGAATACTATTTTTAGACATGTACCATAAGAACATGGGGAATGCGACAGCAAGCATAGTGGTGTTCACCCATGGGTGCAACTCCAGGCGAATCACGATGAGGCCGATGAAAAGAACGAACCAAGTGGACAAAGAAAGTCCAACTTGCATGGGTTTTGGGATTCTTGCACCTGTGGGTCTCAACATTGTATAGTATACTAAAACATTATTATTTATCGACGACATATTGACCACAAAAAGGAGTCTTGGTCGGGATGTGCTTATAGATACCGAGTGTCATCGCCTCTCCCCTGAGTTTTTCGAATTGCATCCAGAAGTGATTCGAATGAGAATATTCATCGACGGTACAATGCGCGAGTTCGTGGAGTAATACATGGAATATTTCATTCACTGTTCCATCTATACAAAGACCAATTTCATCACCCTTTCCTGTATTATACCCCACCGCGTATGATATTCTAGTATGAGCTACGATTGGGATTTCGTCGTATAGCATTTTAAAGTCTTCATTTTCCGAAGCTTTCAAATGCTCACGCAATAGCTTATATTTATGTTTTACTTCAATTAACCTAGTATCTTCTTTCGTGTACACAAATATCATCAGATTAATTATGAGTAACACGATGAGAAGTATCATTTTTATATACAAACATAAATTTGCTATATAATCTTGAAATCGGATTTCCAATGAGCCCTTCCCAATATTCCATAGAAAATCCCATGTTTTCTAAATGAGTCACGAGGAGGTCACGATGTGCCAGTGGCTCGGGTTTCGGGCCATCCGCGTAGTACGGTGTGTCCACCAAGTGTACATACAACTTTTCACCAAACCCTCCATCGCTGGTCCCCCTCAATTTGAAAAAGTTTCCATCCTCGTCGTTCAACGGTGTCCTGAATATAATTTGTTGAGAATCTGGTACGATTCCCATGAACACCCCTCCAGGTTTCAGACGTCTTCTTATTTCATGAAGTGTATGTGTGAATAATTCACGCGACTGAAATATGTAATGCAGAGAAAAGTTGTAACATACGACGTCATATTTCCGGTGTGGGCACGCGGATATGTCACCGTGATAAAAGTTGACGCGCTGCTTCATGTTTCTGGCGCGCAGCTTTGCCTCTTCGAGAGCACCATCATCCGGTTCGCACATACTTAAATTGACGCGCGCGTGGCGCCATTTTTGAAGATCTCCACCGAAACCACAACCCACGTCGAGCACGCTGTCTCCTTCGCGCACGAACCGCGTGATGAGCGCGCGCTTCTCTTCGTTGTGATATCTGCGAATATCTTCCATGATATGAGTATAACCAGAAACTTTAACTCACTTAAAGTTTACACACTCATAAAATGTATAAAATGTCTCTCGAACAAGATTACACCACCGTTCCTGGTCAACTCTTCGCGTGTCTGTCGGTCGTCGGACCCGAGGCACCTCAGAAAAACGATAAGTTTGGAATTAAGATTCGAGGCGCCTTCGCGACGCGTGAAGAGGCTGCGAACCACGCAAAACGCCTGCAGAAGGAGGATGCGACCTTTGACATTTATGTTGTTGACATGTACAAGTGGCTACTCATCCCCCCGGATCCCACGAAGATTGAAGACGCCCACTACACCAATGAGAAACTCGAAGAGCTCATGACTGGTTACAGAGAGAATCAGGCTCTGGCTGCCAAGATGTTCGAGGAGCGCAAGAGGGACATGATCGCCCCCAAGGTTGGAGGGGAGGCCATCTTTCATAAGCCCGGTGACGAAAACTCGAAGTTTTACAGTCGCCCCGACGAGCCTCCCATCAGTCACCCAGCGGAGATTCTCGAACGACTTCAGCGCGAGAAGCCCGATACTCCCATGGAGGAACTGGTCAAGGAGGCTGACGCCATCGTCGCAGCTGAGATCGAAGAGCGCCGCAAGCAGCGTGAGGCCGCAGCCACCATCCCCGAAGGTGACGAGGACGCGTAATTAAAACATGTACATTCATCGCCTATTACCATTAGGCTTTGCCTCTGTAGCTCAGATGGTCAGAGCGTTGGTCTTGTAAACCATAGTATTAAAAAAAATAAACGTTTTTATTAATACTATGTTCATAGGGTATATATTTTTAGCGTTTGGTATATTGTTATCTCTTTATGTATTTTTTGCAAAGGATGAAATAATTAAAAATGAACCAACGGCAGGTGATGTCTTGTTAGATAATCTAAAAGATCCTCGTGTCACCAGTAGAGCGTATTTCACCGAACCGTCTACAGGCCCCATTGGAAGTTTCGTTGGATATTCACCCGTGTCTCAGGATGACTGGCTGCATAGTTTTACCCATGAAGAACCCCAAGATGAACGCAGCAAATATGACAAGATACGCAGTCTTATCTAAGTTTGTGAATATGTCGGACTTTGGTGTTTCTTGTGAAACTTGAGGAGGAGGTAACACCATGTGTGGATGAGGGTAGTAATACTGCTGCTGTTGCTCTTGGTCATCCCTTAAAGGCTCTTCGTTCACAACTTGTGGATTATATTCAATGGGATTTCCTATTTCTGTATCCATATGTATAGTAGCAAATTATTTTTTTAAGCGTCTTCTTCCTCATCTTCATCATCATCGTCGTACACCACAAATCCCTTTAAATTACCATTTTCATCTTCATCTTCATCGTCTTCATCTTCATCTTCATCATCTGTTTCACAGAGATCTTCTGCGTCCGAGTCATCACTGTAGTCGTCGTCATCTTCATCGGAATAATCATCAATAACTTCCTCATCTGGCTCGAGGCGTTCGGGTTTCTTGGAAAGGCGCCCATAACGTGTAGTTACGGGGGTCATTAGTATTCCATATAGCATCTTCTCTTTTAAATGTATTTCGGTTTAAAATACGTATTCTGATTCATAGCCTCTTCGATTAGTATACGTTCAAAAGAAACAGCAATCTTTTGACCAAGTTCTGCGACTTCCTCCTGAACATCAGGGTCTATGGGAGACATGTAAAGTGGTAGTTCGTTGAGATGTCTGATCGCCGTGTGAAGAAACGCATGCGCCTGATGAATATGACTCCGGTACTCACGAGCCATCTGTATATTCGTGTAAAACTGCATATACGAATCCTCGTGAATACCGGAATACTTGTGCGTTTCCTTCACCAATGTGTCAATGATATCGGTGTTTATTTGGACCATTTTTATCTTTGATAAGATGTATGCACATATAGATATGATTATGATTGTTATCATTCTATTATAATAGCTTTACAATTTTTTCATTAAGTTTATGTTCGCGCGTTTTACACGAACAGTTTTGTTTAATGATGGCATCTTTTTTCTTGATGACAAAGGGTACATTCTTCTTTTTACACTCCTCGCATGTGAGTGATGTATGAACAGTACACTGCTTACCCTTTGTGGTGAGACTTTGTATTTTCACATCGGTACTGTCCGGAATCATCCATCTATGTATGAACGTGTGTAGCAAAGCCATGGGGTCGAGAGGTGTGGCGGTGGATTCGGGTTTAGGTGATGTTCTAAAAATTGGTTTGTTGTATCCTCGGGGGTACATGGCTTTGTATATTTTTTCAGGGAGTACGTGGGATCTACCGTAAAAGTCTTTGCAAAAACCGCGGCGTCTACCCTTCATGGTCTCACACCTACAAAAACATTTCTGTGTGATATTGTCACCCTCGATGAGAAACCACACGTGATTGGATGCATGATTCCTTTCGATATTTTCACAGTACCTGGAGTTTGTGGATACCAAAAATATGTTATCGTGTGTATATATTTTCGTCACAACAGATGAACTCTGTCCATCCATATTTTTTCTAATAAACGCTTCAATTTCATTTTGAACTTCGAGATTCCCAAAAATATTCTTCGTCTCTTGAATGGTGAAGGAACCTTCCTCTCTCTTAGACCCCTCTATGACTGCATGTTCCATAGATTCCGTGCGTAGGGTAGCCATGTGCATGACTTCGACGCTAGGTTCACGGTCGTAAATGTGTTCTAGTTTCCCAGTATACATGAGAACCGGTATGTATTGCCCTTGTGTGACTTTCCCCTTGTCACACCCTTCACACCCCGAACCACCACACGCATCATGCTTCGCCTTTTTGTATGACCACGGCATACGAAATCCACTTCCCTTGGCATTCTTCTTTCCCCCTCCATATACAGAGGTATCTACGATGTCCCCCCAATTTTTAGACGGAAACAACACATTCAATGCAGATACTATATGAGAATGAAGCGCCATGGCAGACCCGTGGTCCACCACAAATCCCGACCAGTTCATGTGGATACCGTGTTTAATGAGGTCACCACACTTTTTGGGTTCAGCGACGGATATGAGCGCATGTTTGTCTGTGAATGTCGATACACGATCGCATATGGTTCTGCACACCTCTTCGAGCCTATCGAATGATAATTCTTCGGTATCCTTATAATCGAGGTCAACAAAGAAGTGAAACTTTTCAGTCTTTTGTTCCACCACGTAAATCTTCTCCCCTTTTTTGACTGCTTCTATGTAGACGTTATAAAAGTCATTCAATCTATCAAACGGTACTGATAATATACCACCATCCATGAGTACGTGTGATAGATTGGGGCCTCCATGACAAAATCCTTGTTGTTTGCACCAACGTTTAAACATAAACTTACCTCGCGTTATTTTTTTAATATTCTTCTTCGTGCCAAATGGAGCTACGACACGACACATCCCTAAACTCTTCTTGAACGGCTGACATTTCCTTTTTCAATACCAAAAGCTCATATACAGTCTTATCCTTATGATCCTCGACCCACGCTGACGCCTTTTCCTCCGTGTATTCTTTACGGTCCATCAATATGTTTTTTAACTGCATTAAAATATAATTCTTGGACTTCATTATTTAATAGCGAATGTTTTTCTATTAAGGGAAGTCACGCATGCATAAAACTCTGGGTTCCTTACCACATTGTGCACTATTCTATCCCACTGATTACGTGCATTAAACTCTGATAAAGTGTCGAAACTCATATAGTCATTCTCGTCGTACGTGCGCTTCAGGTGTATCTTCTTGGTGTGCATCTTATACTTCTCCTCGTTGAATTGTTTCACGAGATTTATCTGTTCGACACGCGAATAATTAACGAAAAAAATGAAAACAGTATACTCCAAATCCACATTCGGGCTTTCCTTGACTGTAAATGAAAAACTCGTGTACTCTCCTCTCTTGAGTGAGACCACACCTCTGGTCTCCTCTTCCAATTCCCTGAGGGCACATCGGAGGGGATAAAAAATCTCTCGGCGTCTGCACCCTCCCGTCACAAATATCCATTCTTTAAATCGTTTGTCTCTCACTGTGAGGAATCTCGGAGTTCCTCCCGTGAATGTTACTGGTATAGCTATAGCTTTGTGTTTCTTCATTGCTCATGGCAATTCTATAATTCGTGAATATGTTTATTCACTGGATTCCGTCTCAGCGGGGGGAGCCGTCGAAGTCTTCTTTCGTGTCGACATCGCCTTTTGAACCGGGGTCGGCTGCGGCAGTGGCTGCGGCTGTGGCGGCGGCTGCATGGGAGGCTCCGTCTCTTTCTGATCTGCGAGTGCGATGGTAAAATCCTCCCTGATCTTCTTCAGCTCCCTATAAAGGTACGCCGTCGCTGCGATGCACATGATGACGGCGGCGATAGTAGCAGTATCACGGTCAAACGTAAACATTATATACTATTATTGAATCTTGTTTTTAAGTAGATATTATGCTACCCATATGTGTTTTATCTGGGCTTGGGCACTGATATCCTTTCTTAGCAAATTGAACTTCCTGGTAATGTCCCTCCTTACAGGGAGCGTTGGGGAGTTCGACGTACTTGTTTAACGTACCAGACTTTGGGTCGTACGTGATGAGAAATATAAAGGCGGCGAGGAAAAGAAAGGTCCACATGTTAATATTACTATTGAAAATTAATCATTAGGATGGGTGTGATACGACTAGTTCGAATACATAAGCCCACCCATCCCATTTTCAATCCTGAGGATGTTGTAGTTCACACCGTAAATGTCATCCTCGTGGATGGCAGTGTCGCACACGAGGCGAGCGGAATCGATGCGACTGAAGTTCAGGGAACCCGTGGGCTGGAGCTTGGCCGTCTCGAGGCAGAAGGGGTACAGGAACATCTTCTTGTTGTCACCATCCGTGGCGAGAGTTGAGGTGTAGCTGATGGCGTTCACGTTGGCGATGATGTCACTCACAACGTTAGAGTTGAGGTCAAACGTGGAGGCTGCGGTCGTGATGACGGACACGGGCGCCGAGAAAGGCGTGTGGTAGTACGCGGGCACGGCGGTGTAGTGGGGATCCACGTATTTGAAGTCGGTGACGTCCGTGCCGTTAATCTGGAGCTTGAGTTTGTTGGAGCTGGCAGCTATGGTGAGGTCCTGACCATCCGCGGTGGCCAGAAGCTTAATGGGGTGGTTGAAGTTAATTTCCTGGATCCTGGACTGAGAGGCTATGGCACGCTGGGTCTGTGTGATGAGCATGTTCTGGGGAGAGGCCGCGAGCGTCGCGCGCTCATCGGTATCGAGGTACACGTAATGCGCGTAGCACTCCCACTTGTCACTGAGGTTGGCACCCCACGTAATGCGAATCTCCACGTCGTGGTACTGAAGGGAGATGAGGGGGATCGCGGACTGCCAATTCTCACAGAAAGAGAAGCGGAGGGGGTAAAACTTGCTGCTCGCCGCCTCGGCAAATCCCGACTTGGACTTGCTGAGACCCTGGGCGAGGATCGTGGGTGCGATAAACTGAGAAAATGTGGACGTGTGTTCGTCAATCACCTGACCACCGATGAGTAGCTCCACCTTGGCAATCTGACCCACCCAGTCGGAGGGGGCAAACTTGACGGCACTAGTCCCGTTGTTGGGAGCGAGGTACACGTAGCTGAGCATATCACCCTTGCGTTCGAAGCGAACCGTTGACATCCCGTTAGCTGCGGGGTTGCCCTGGATCACCTGACGCTCGACGGTCTGGGCAAAGTTCGTGTGACGCTTGTAATTGGAACGGAAGAAGGAAACCTCGGGCTTCCCGACGATGTGTGCATCCTGGGCACCTATGGCAACGAGTTGGG